AAAGCATGACGGACCACGCCATCTCACAAATGGTTGGTAAAGACTGTGCTGTATGGTATATAGTTAAAGATATACGTCTATGTAAAAATACCGTGACACGCTAAGTACTTACTCTTCCTTACCATACTCAAACTCTTTGAGCATTTCAATACAGTGAATAGCTTTATCTAAATCCACCTGTCCACCCTTTTCCCTGAACCTGGTGATATACTTAATGGCTGTGTGTTGACACGCATCCAAACCATTCTGCATGGAATAATCCATAGGTTGTATCTTCAGGTCAGTGTAGTGGTGACCACTGACCTGTTTCTGTAAAGTATGTTTGACCTTTGACCAATGCCCTTTATCATCGCCACCTAGTTTTAGACCTGCCGTTAACGCTGTCTTTACAATATCATCACTGTCACTACTGGCGTGACCGACAGCGTTGTCATAGTTTATCCAATCTGAAGGATCAGGCATTGGTTGCTTCGTTATAAAAATTTATAAAGGCTTCATCAAGAGTAGGCTGTACTCCACCTACCTTTAACGAAATAGCTGTGTCAATACCTTCCGTAAAAGCTGCTTTGAGGTCTTGCTTGTAATTCTCCAAACTCATGTTAACATACGGAACACCTTGCATATTCTCGTATGTGTCTTTCTCTTTTACCATATTAACCACACTCCTTTTGTCCAGTAGTTGAATCAATGTGACAGGCTTCTCCACTCTCTTCACTTTTGACTATGATACCACTACGTTTACCTGCGCTGCGGTAAGTAGTCACCCCTTTGGCTCCACCGGCCCAAGCATCCATATAAATCTGTTTAAAATCATCCCACTCTACATCGTCACCCACGTTGCATGTCTTTGAACACGCACTGTCCACGTAAGGTTGAACGGCAAGCAGTATATCAAGGTGGTTCTTTACGGACAACTCATCTGCACATACAGGTTTGTTACCAAACTGGTCTACTCCGTAATCCAAGATAGTGTGGTTGACAGGACCGTCAGCAGTTTGGATAACCCTGTCCACAAAGGTGGCAAAGGTGGGTTCGATACCACTTGATACGTTGTCGGCACACAAACTGATGGTACCACAAGGGGCAATAGAAATAAGGTGGCTGTTCCTGATACCGTGTTTGCGTATCTTTGATCGAATCTTGGCAGGTAACTTCTTAATGTAAGGACTGTCCAGATAAGCGTCACTCATACAAGGGAACGCCTCTTTCTCCTTTGCCAATTCGGCACTTGCTTCGTAGGCGTGGTCGCGCAAGGTAGACATAACAGTCTTGATAAACTCAAGACCACCTGCGCTGCCGTAACTGTGTCCCAACGCTTCCATTGCGTTAGCCAATCCTGTGACTCCCAAACCCATACGCCGCTTTGATTTGGCCTCACACTCCTGTTCCTCAAGAGGGTAGGTAGTCCTGTCAATGACGTTATCCATAGCACGTACCACCACAGGTATGTCTTCAGTTAGTTGGCAGATATCGAACAGGGATTCCTCGTCTTCTGTCAGGATATATTTAGTGAGATTAAAACTACCCAACAAACACGCTCCCCCAGGCGGCAGGGGCTGTTCGCCACAAGGGTTGGTAGTAGTAATCTCTTCCATGTAACCAAGGTTATTCATCCGGTTGATCTGGTCGAGGAACAACACCCCCGGTTCTGCCCAATCCCACGTTGAACGCATGATATCATCCCACAGGTTACGGGCATTGATAGTACTGTATACCTTGTCCTCAAACACAAGGTCAAACGGCAGGTCATCACGAACAGCAACCATGAACGTATCAGTCACACCCACACTGATGTTAAAATACGTCAGTGCGTTGTCGTTCTGCTTGGCGTGTACAAACTCCTGTATATCAGGATGATCCACCCTAAGCACACCCATTTGAGCACCCCTTCTGTGACCACTAGATGATATTGTGGCACAGACGGCGTCATAGATACCCATGAAGCTAACAGGGCCGCTACTACTACTGTCAAGAGATACGATACGGTCACCACGAGGACGAAGTTGAGAAAAGTCGTACCCAATACCGCCCCCCATTCGCATAGTTTGTGCAGCATTACTCGCTCCTTTCATAATAGAGTCCATGTTGTCTTCGATAGTACCGCTGACAAAACAGTTAAACGCAGTAGTGTTGCGTGGCGAACCGGCACTGGATTGGATACGACCACCCGGCAGAAACCTCTGGTGAAGCAACGCTCCTTTGAAGGCACGGCGGTGATCTTCCTCATCACACAAAGCCCCACTGATACGGCTCATTGTATCGTAGAAAGTTTCACCAGCACTACGGTACTTCTCAGCGTGTAGTCTATCAGCTACCTCAGTAGTAGGGCCGTAGAAAGTTTCGTTGTTGTAGTGAGGGTTATTCATAGTTCTCTAAATCCTTAAACTTGAATCGGTTCTGTTCTACTTTATAATCAAAACAAGCAAGAAGCTCTTCGCTTGTGATTTCAAGTACATCCACAATTAAATCAGGATCGTATGTATCTGCTATTTTTTCCAATAATTCATCCAAAGTAAGCATACAGTGTTACAACCTAATTACGGTTTGTACTCCTTCACAACTCTGTCAAGACTTACCCACTCATGGTCGTAGTAACCCCCCTCTACGCCACGTTTAATAACCACCCCACGCCACCAGTTGTTGTTGGCTTGCTTGGCGTACCCAGCGTGGTAATCCATGTAACACCCTACCACCATCCCCAAGATACCGCGCTCTTCAGCAAAGCTCCGTAAGTGACTGTGACCTACGGTGGTACTGCGGTGTTCCTGTTTGAGAATAGCACGGGCAGGGTTGACACCACCAAGAGGTTTGTTCAATATAGGGGTAGGACAATAGTGGTTATAGTAAACACCATCAACCTCTACTGCATCCCCAAGCTCACTGACAATATCATTATACCGTGTCTCCTCAAGATCGTCAAGTCCAAAGGTACCGGAGAACGGTCCTGCGTAGGTCTTCGCTGTGTTGATTCTTTCTTCGTGATTACCCCTGCACTTTATACGGACAGGTAGTTTCTTCTTTGCTCGTTTAATAGGGTGCCACAACCGATCCATCGCATCCTTGTATGCGTTCACATCATCAAGATAACGACGGGCATCGTACCCTTCCTTACCTTTGTCGTAGCTGCACAAGGAATCCATATCGGCACTGTCTCCTATGTCCACCACTACATCAGGCCGAAGATCAAGAATCAATTTACCCAACGCATCAAACCTGGAATTCTTGTGACTTGGGTTAACGTGACTGTCTGGTATAACTAGGTGTACTCTACTCATTGATCCACTCTTCCGGTATTGTTTTACCTACGTGATACTTAAACCCATGTTTCTTAGCCCAATCTGAGTATCTTGTTTTACTTCCTTTGTAGATAGTGTTGTCGCACTGAAACAAAAAACGTATATCGTATTTGCCACCACAACACTGCTTAATAGCTTTATGTTTCTTACGATCAGCGGTGATGAACCTACCTTTAATCTCCACTATGATCCCGTTAGGTAACAACACATCAGGCAGATACCGTGCTGCTCTGGCAGGGTACGTAAAGTGAATAGGCCACGGTTCATACTTGAACTTACAAGGCAGAGCTTCACATACACGCTGTTCAAATTTGCTGCGGTATTTCCTCAACATTAGGCTCCCGTTTGATATCTGTTAAATACCGTGGGCCTGTCGAATAGTTAAAGATACGCAACCCACTCCCATCGTTTGCGTTCTGCCAACAATCAAACTTGTGTCGGCAATAAAAACAAACCGTGTCGAGTTTCAAATTACCTGACTTTCCGTCAGGGACAGCTTCAACACACAAACTCTTGGATAACTTCGGCGCAGCTATTATCTTTTTAACTTTACTGATGTATTGCTCAGCGTCCACTTGGTCTATATCTTCCAACGTAGTCAGATGTAATTCACCCGTGACCTTGTTCACTGCCAGGAAATGACACGGCTTCTCGTTATTCGTGACAGCCTTGTTGTAAGAACTGATCTGTGGTATGTAACCAAACGGATCATCCCTGATGATACTGCCGTCCTGAAATTTTCTAAAACCATAGACAGAGGTGGACTTAACATCCACTACGGCATCGTCAATGATACAATCAAGGTGTCCGTTGACACCACTCACGGTTACTTTAAGCTGCTCGTTAGTGACCTTGTGCCCTGCCAACTTGGACAGCAGCACCACTACCTGCTCTATGATATCACCATACAGGAACTTGAAGCGTGTCGGCCCACTCAATTCCTCTTCGTATTCGACACGTTTATCATACCACTGTTGACAGACCGGCTTGCCTACCCCGGATAACCGCAGTCCTTTGTGCGGTGGTTCCCTTTTGAGAGCCTTGTATACCAGATCACCTAGATGCCCAGTAAACTCTTTAAGCAGGTCATCAGGAACTTCTACACCACACTCAAGAACTGTGTAGATATCTCCAACCAATGTATCAATCTGTTTCTTTGTCAAGACCTTCTCCCTTTTTGTAGGATTTGGTGATGTTTAAACACGCTATACGATCAGGAAGTGCCCGATCATCAGCCAGTTTTTTGGATTTGTGTATTACACCTGTACGAAAGGTAGGGTAGATGTTGACCCACCCTTTGAACACTAACGATTGTAACCGATCCTGAAACATCATCATATAGACACCATAGCTAAAATAAAAAACAGGAACGCCACCGCCACTAACCTCATACTGACGACTTCTTTCCTAGATAGTGAACGATACTCTCCTGCTTTGTACATTTTTATATCTCTCTCCAAAAAGGTGGTACCATAGCCCCAAAGCGTTTTTATGTATTGTGTAGTATATGCTACAGAATACTGCTTATGCCCTCGCTTGGTACCCATCTGTGTCTACCTTACATATCTGCCTAGCTGCGCTACACTAGGAACACAGACCCCAATCTGCGCGTCCTCCCCTTTTCTTATGGGATAGGTGAATCCCCAAAGCCTCTATCGCTTAGCTCTTGATCCACCTCACTATCCACCTCACTGGCGCGAGACATAGTCCCAGCAACATATCCACCCTCGACAGCATCTATCTCATCATCGCTGTTTCCGGCGTACTCCACAAGATCAATAATTTGAACAGTCTTCCAAGAAAAAACAGTGTAGTCACCAAACTTGTTAGTCCCAGAATAGGGTTCACCGCTGACCCGGACTTGACTACCGTTACCGATAATAACATCTCTGTTCATCGGGTTCATGGCAGAATCCACAAGCCGTGGCGGAAACTTTCCTTTCAAAGTAATGAAGTGCCCACGATCAGGCTGTCCTTCCTTGACCTCTTTCGTACGGACATTCAGACCAGCTTTCTCAAGTTCCTTGATGGTATCTTTGTTCAACTGCCCGACATCCAAAGTGTATTTACCGGCCATTTCATTTTTCTTGTTTAGGAATGACCAATAGGCTGTACCTTCAATCTTCATTTTTATCTCCTCTCATATTGTATTTAATCTTCTACCTTATACCTCCAGTATACCACAGGGTTCTGGTAATTACAAGACTAAAGTAGCTCTGTCCTCTTCGTGGATCTCTTCGTGGATGTATTCCAACGCTTCAAAGGTATCGGGAGAGGCGTTGAGCGTTTTTAATTTGGAACGAGCTTCCTTATAAGTGATAACACCTCTGTAATATTCATCAATCACCTCGTCACATTTCTCCATCCAGAACTCTTTCATCTTACCCATTGTTACTTGCTCCTTTCATAAAAAATTACAGGTGTCCAAGAATCTAATTTTCTACCTGAGAATAAATACCAACAACAGTTATCTTTTCCTGTCATTTTAGTATTTGGTATCCACTTTATTCTACCAACTGAAACAATTTTCAAACACCGTTTCATATAATTTACTGATTGTTTAGTGTGCATCCAATCGGCATCAAACAAAAGCCACGTTGGATATTGATTAGATAAATTATCTATTAAGGGATGAAGTATTTTTCTGTCCCACGGAGGGTTAGTTAT